CCTTCAGGGTTCTTACCTTCCTTGCGCGTCCAAGCACCGGCCATGACATCCTCCAAAGGAAAGATGGGGGCCGAAGCCCCCACCAATCACTGACCCATGCTGTCGAGCTTGCGGCCCTTAGCGGGGGTGCCAGCATGCGCGCTGGAAAGCGGGCTCATATTTGAACCCACCTTGCCACCAGCCTTACGAGGCTTGCGGCCAGCATGCATCTTGGCAGCCATGCCAGCCACCTTACCCATGGCCTTGCCACCGCGCTTACGCTCTTCGGCAGCACCCATGATGTTTGGCGCATTCACACGGCGCGTCGGCTTGGAAGCAAGATCCTGCTCCCAATCCTTGGAACCAGCAGCCGGGGACTCACCACCAGCCGCGCGACCTTTACGACCCTTCATTGCGGTCCTCCTTACTGCTGGGCATAGATGATGGTGACAACGACATAGCCAGCAGATGTCGCGCCAGTGGGGGTCACAGTAACCACTACCGGAGCAGTGGTCGGAGCGGCAGTACCAGTTACGGTAACGCCATTCATCGCTGCCAATTGCGCCGCCGTGAAGGTCGGAGCAATACGACCAGTCGCGGTCTTCACATCCACACCACTCACATACTGCGTACCAGCGGCAGCAGTGCCGATGGTAAGAGTTGCCGAAGTGGCGGAATTGAAAGCCGTGAGAACATCAATGTTGAAATCGATGATCTCTGAGCCAGCCGGGATATACAGCGTGGACGAAACAGCAGTCGTGCTGTTCTGGGTGATCGAAGTAGACTGGGTGAGAACCGCAAAGCCCTGGTTAGGGCCATCGGTTTCACCCCGCTGCAAAGTCCCCGAAACAACAGGACCGCTAAAGTGAGTAGCACCCATTTTTAGCCCTTTCCTGAATTAACCCCCTGACACAATGCCAGGGGGCCGTTACGGGGATCACGAGGTCGGGAACGACCCGAAGATGGACCGCCAGTTGTAGTAGCCAAAGCTGTAACGCTCATAGCCCTTCACCAGCAGGTTATCCGTGACGAAATCGACCTGCATATCCGTTTCGAACTTGATACGTTCCATGTAGGAAAGACCATCAATGTTCGTGAGCAGGAACCAAGCATACTGCGAGGTCAAGAAGTCATTGACCATGTAGGATTCCGGCAGACCACCCGCCGTCATCATAATGGCATTGACATCGTTATCCGCAGTGCCAGGACGCAATTCGGTCTTGGTAAGGCGGATCGCAGTCGGTTCAAGCTGCGGCGGAACGATGAGCTTACGAGCCCGCGCAAACACCTTCAGGCCCGCTTGGTCCTTGAAGTTGGTACGCACGGAGATCATCGCATTCAGCAGCGTGGCTTCGTTCAGGCCAACATCCGTGGTTGGGCGGTTAGCCACCGTGCCACCATCAATCGGGTGAGAGGTGGAGCAGAGCGCCACACCGTCACCACCAATGGAAGCATTGTAGGTCGTCGCCGTGTTCAGGATGTTCGCACCGTAGATTTCCTTGGTCTGCTGAAAGGATTCAATCAGGCCGAGGTTCGACGGATGGAACTGCGTCTTGTACAGGTTGTCATCAATCGCCTTGCGAGTGATGGCATAACCAAGCGCAATTTCAGTATGCTCTTGGTTGTACACAAAACGCTCACCAGCGCCGTTGTCGAAAGCGGTCTGACCGCCTTCAGTCTTCAACTGCGCGAGGCCCAGATACCGCATTTCAGCGGTACGTTCCAACGCCATCTTGGAGTCATGCTTGGTGAAGATCTTGTCGTACTGAGATGGGATCATCTCGTACTTGCCTTCAACACCACGCAAGCCGGGGAAGAGCAGGTCTTTAATAGCCGAAAGATTAACAGCCATGGTTCATGCCCTCCTTACGAGATGCCGGTCGGGCCAGCGCCATTGCTGCGCAGCCACTCGTTGTTGAACCCAACAACCACATGATTGTATGCGGTCGTCGGATCGGCACCATTCGCACCCGGAGGGGCAGTGATCAGGTCAATCACAACAAACGGGAACGTCACAGTCGTACCAACAGAGTTGAGGTACGCGCCGGAAATGCCGTTTGAAGTGGTGCCAGAACCAATCGCGAATTGCGCATATTTGCCAATCGGCGAAGAGCCGTAGGCAGACAGGGTGCCGGAAATGTTGAAGGTCGTGCTGTTGCCCATAACGACGAAGCGAGCATTCGGATCGTCAATCACATAGGCAATCACATCGCCTGTGGCGTCAGAACCCGGCCAATAGTTTGACCACACAGTGCGCTTTTGGCTGGTGGACAAATATTGACAGCCCACGAAAACACCCGCGAGGGTCGTGGTGCCGGGAGAAGCTTGCGTGATGTAACCGTTTGCGGTGCTAACCACAGGCATAACCGGATCGCCGAAATAAATTGCCGTGGTATTACCAGAGGCAATGCGCCGTGCCGTTTGAGCGAAGGTGGGAGCCCCACCAGCGCCGCCTTGGTACTGCGCAAAGCCGAAGGGGGTATTCGTGTTTGCCACGAAACTATCCTCCGATTGAAAGCGCCGTTACCGCGCGCCGGGGCGGCTTGGGAGCAGAAAGAGGCTCAAGCCTCTCCACCGGGGGGAGGCAATATGGACCATAGGCCCATACCTCCTAAAATATCAACACATTTTCTGACGGTAAAGAGGGGGCCGAAGCCCCCTCAGACCATTTTGCTGATGTCAGTAAAATGGTCAGTCTTGCGGGACCGGCATGGGCTCATAGCCCTTGTTGATCTTCGGTTTGATTTGGGCATGGTCACGGGTGAACTGCCCATCAGGCGCCGAGGATAGCTGCGCTTCCTTGGCCCTGATCTGCTCGCGCGCCTTCTTGGCATCAGCCTGACGCACCATGTCGGTGATTTTGCGGGGGCGGATCATCAGGATCATGCCCTTGCGCTCAATGGTGTTGCCCTTCCAGCCCTGCGGCATCATCTCAGGGAAAAGATCAAGCGGCGCAGGCTCCCAACCCATGCGGGCATAGGAAACCATCTGAGCCGGGTCTTCAGCGCCCATCACCGTCTTAGTCTTCCACTCAGCGTCCCAGCCCGGCGGCAGCCTGGAGCGGTCAATGTAGAATTCATCAACCCCTTCAGCCACAGTGCCAACATGGCCCAAGATTTCAGCCGTGCGGCTTTCAGCAGAGGCCAGGGAGTAATCCTTGCGCATGGGCGGGCGCAGCACCCTAGCGGGCGTTGCCGGGGCTTCAGAGGCTTCAGCGGCATCTACCTCCGGCAATTCGCCTTCAGCCCGCACAGGGGCAGGAAAACGGCGCTGACGCCCACGGCGTGGTGTATCGTTCATAATTTATCTCCTCAATGGGATGTAATCTTGCCAGCGTTTCTCAATGCCAGCTTGTTGCGCGCGTACTCTTCCGGGGTCTGCCCCATCATCTGGGCCATCTCCCGCTCTTCAGCCGACAAGCGCACCACGTTGGGCCGCGAATTGGTCGGGTTGCCGGAACGGGATACCGGCGCAGCAGCAGGGGAGGATCGCCGCTGCGCCGGTGCAGACGCCGCTGACATCGGAGCTTCCGCTGCCGCGACAGACGCACTGGGTGCCGCCGAAACACCCAGCACCCGTTCCACAGATTCAAAGTATTCGTCGGTATCCGGCGCGATACCGTCAGCCGTGACCAGATTGTGAGCGGCAATCATCTTCTGGGTCAGACGAGGATTGCGCGCATAGTCAGGATTGGCCCGCACCCAGGCCGCAGAACGCGGCGAAAGCTGCGAAGCCAAGGCTTCTACCGCATCAACAGACGGTTCTACCCTCTGGACCGGGTTCTTAAGCTGGTCCTGAAGCGCCATTTTGCCATTTTCAAGCTGATTAAGCTTGAATTTGGCATCTGCTATTGCTTCTTGGGCATCAGCAGCAGCCGCATAGTCGCCAGAAGCCATCGCAGCGCGCAAATTAGCTTTGAAGATTTCAGTATCGCGCTTCACCGTGTCAATTGCGCTGACAACAATACGCAAATCAGAGTCACCAACATGCGCCTGAGCCTCACGCGCCTGTTGCGTGGCTTGTCTGGCCCGGTTTTCAGCATCAAGCCGGGCCTGCCGCTCTTCTTCGTACTTTTTCTTGAAAGCTTCTAAGCCTTCTTCCGCCGAAATTGTCTGTGGCTCGACTTTTTCAACGGCTTCAACTTCTTCCACCTTGATTTCAGGCTGCTTGGCAGCCTTTTCCACGGCATCAAAGTCGATTTCGATGTCTTTTTCAGTTTCAGACATGGTTTTTCACCTCACCAAACGCGATCTGGGGCATCGACTTTGCCCCTGATGGCTGTGTCATCAATCATCCGGCACAACACATTGTTGACCGTGATGCTCCATCCGTCAGACGGGCGGAAAACCACCCAATCATTGACCTCAACAGAAACATCTTTGAACCATTCATTGGCCTCATCCACGAATGCAGACGGGCCTTTCTTCACCACAAGGCCAACCTTGCCTTGAATTTTATCCTCTTCGCGGGATTGGTCGCTCAGATAGATCCCAGACTTGGTTTTCTGGGGCCTGACGTAGACCGCAACAAGGATTTGGTTGTTGAAGATTTCGACGCTGGAGATATCCCCAATGTCCTCAAGCAACTTTTGCTTTGGATCAACGGCATGATCCATGATCATAAACGGCATTTATTTTCCCCTTTCTCAGCGTGAACTTTGATCTGAATTCAGCTTGGCGACTGCTATCAGATCGGTGACCCCCCGCAGCGCGTGAATCGCGCCTTGGAGACATTCAACCCCATTCGGTCCATGCATATTAACCGGAACGGTGGTTAAATTTTCTTTGAGCCGCTCAATTTCTTCATCGAGCAGCCTTCGAAGCTCTTTTTCAAAGAGCATCGCATTTGTAAGCATCGAACCCCCACGTTCGCCCCCCTTGTTGATGAAGGGCGGCAGCGTCAGAGGGGTGACGCTGCCGCCCATGAGAGGCATTCAGACTTCTTTGCGCTGAGCCTGCCTGCTCACTTCTTCCGGGCTTGGATTTCGGTTTTTTCCAACCGACCAAGCCCGCTACCGGCGCCAGCATCCATGTCCTTGTAGGAACGATAGGTGCGGCCACCGGCCTTCCGTGCGCCGCGCTGATGCTCGGCGATCTCGGTCTTCTCCAAACGCCCCAGGCCACTGCCAGCACCGGCATCCATGTCCTTGTAGGACCGGTATGCGCGGCCACCAGCCTTGCGCGGCATCGGCATGCCCGGAGGCGGCATCGGAGGCCCGCCAGCGCCCGCACCCATCGGCATGGGCATCGGGATGGGCATAGGCATCGGAGGCGGCGCACCAGCCCCAGGAGGGCCAGCAACCGGCACAGGCATCGCGCCAGCGCCAGGACGCCCACCAGCACCCGGCGGCAGGTTGCCCGGAGGCATCATGCCCTGCTGCTGGGCAGCGCCAGCGCCAGGATTGATGGAGATGATGATGTTGGTCTTGCCCTTGGCGCGACCACCACCCTTCTTGGCAATCCGGCCACCGGTCGGGCGAGTGCCGCCGGTATAGTTGCCTTCCACCACCTTGCCGCCCTTTTTATAACCCAGTGCGCGGGCTGGCATTTC